CCGTGGCGGCGCGCGTGGCGGCGTACGTGGCGGCGTTCGTGGCGGCGTGCGTGGCGGCGTCCGTGGCGGCGCGCGTGGCGGCGTTCGTGGCGGCGTCCGTGGCGGCGTACGTGGCGGCGTCCGTGGCGTCATTTTTTCGGCAGTGCCAGATCCACGCTGCAGCGCCGTAGGCGAATGCCATCACCATCGGGCTTGGTACGATCACCACACGCGGCGCCTTCAGGCCTGCAGCAGCATAGAGCGATTGGATCGCCAGTCCGATCTTGCTGGACTCAATCGGATCAGTGCGCATGGAAATAGCCGACCATTTCTGCGCGATTAGATCCATGTGCGACTTTTCTTCGGCAGTGATGCCGCCTTCGGCTCGGGTCGGAGTGCGTACGATTTTGGACATGGGATTCTCGGTATAGGTCTCAACGGGGGCGCAAAGCGCCCTGCGGCTGTCAGTCGGCGATCCGGCGGATTTCCTCAGGGTGATACTCGCGCTGAGTCCCATCGCCGAATTTCGAGATGCGATACACGCCGGGCTCCAGAGAAATAGCGCCGTGTTCCTCGTGTTGGATCGCGGTGGCTTCCATCACCTGCAGGAAGCGCTCAACGCCCGCATCCCACAGCTTGGCCGGTAGTACGTCAGCCTTCGGGTAAATCGCGTGCGCGTGGCCGGTGACTTCGCCGTACGCCAGCACCACACGGCCTTCGGTCTTCACCTCGGTCATTGCCACATCGGGCATCGACGCAACGCGTTCAATCAGGACATCCCCTTGGCGGAACTGTTGTTGCTTGGTCATCTTCAAACTCCTATGTCGCGCACTCATGGCCGTGCGCTTGGCCTTGAAATCAGTAGCGCCGCTTCTGGCTGCGCTCGTCGTCCAGTTCATCCAGAAACGTTTCGATCTCGGCGCTGCTGCGCGTGACCCAGAGACAGACCTCAGCGAACACGCCGAGCGTCCCGACGAATCCAAACAGCACGACGAGGATTCGGATTTCTTCGTGGCTCATGATTAGTCCAGCCCGTAGTAGCGCAGCTCGATCACGTACTCATCGCCGTCCTGGTACTGCATGGCGATGGCCGGGTCGCGGATCGGATCGATGGCGTGCTTGCGGTCCAATGCGGCCATGCGGACCTGGTCTGCGTCGTAGCCACGGAAGGTATAGACGCCGCCACTGCCTTGCTTGCGCTCGGTGTAGCGCACAACCGGGGCGTGGACTGCGAGTGCAAGCTGGAAGATGGGATTGACGTTTTGCATGTCAGGCCTCGGACGGCTCGAACGTCAGCGCCTGCAGCTTCGCAATACGGTCGTTGATCTCGTTGAGGCGGACCGTGAATGCCGCGCGCAGGGATTCACGTTCGAGTTCCAAGGCACTGAGCTTCACGGCGCGCGCATCAAAATCGGGAACCTCAACGATGACTGTGTGCGGCACCAGCTTTTTGTAGTCCGCCCACGTGTTTTTCGCACTACGGTCCTCGCGCGCCCACTTTTCGTAGTCGTGCTCCGAAAACTCGTAGTCGATCTTGTCGCTGTAGTGGCTGACCTTGCCGAAGATCCAGCCCTTCAGCTCTATGGTCTTCGTGGCTGCAGCTTGTTGTTCTGCGGGCATCTCGTTCTCCATCTGCTCGCACCGGGCGGTGCGGGGATGGAGGAATATTAAGACTCATACGTCTTACTATCAAGACTTATGTGTCTTGCAAAGACAAAAATGTTTTGATCGGAAGCGCAGGGCCGATAGGCAAAACAAAAGGCCGCACTGGGCGGCCTTGGCTTCAATGAAGGTCTTTCTTACTGGAGTCGCTTCACTTCCTGAACGGAGACAGTCATGCCATCCACGTACAAGACATCGCTCGCATAATCACAGAAAGAGTCCTTTAGGACGGTCACCCGGGAATATTGATTGAAGAAGGAGAAGCTCCTGAGCAGGATGGATCCAGAGAAAGAGCCTTCCAGAAGCAGGGCATGACTATCAAGGACGCGGAATTTGGTGGAACTCTTCGCTCCGAATACGCAGTCGGCAGAGGCTGCGGCGCAGACAGAGGTCAGCAGGACAGCAACAATCGCATTTCTCATATAGCCACCTATGGTTTGCAGGCGACAACCATCGACCGGCTGACAGTTGTACCACCAGAAGCGAACCCTCCCGATGGATTGGCTGCGGCAGCGATGAGGGCGCCTGTATCGCCACTGCTCGATATGATGCGGTAGCCTTTGGTCTGGCAGATTTCGCCAGCCTTCTCAAAGCAAGATCCCCACGAATTGGCTAAGCCTCGGCAGTTCACGCTGTAAGCAACCTCGCCATCTGGCCCATAGGTCTGAGACGATGTAGCGCAGCCAGCGAGCGCTGCCGAGATCATTGCTACCGCAAATCTGCGCATATCCTCTCCTATAGACGGGCACGCACCCAGAAGGCTCGCCCGTGGATCGTCAAGAATTCTTCCTTATCGGCTGGCACAAAGATGTCGGGATAGTTGTGCTTGTCCGGGTTGTCAGAAACGATGACCATTCCCCCACCTACTTCCTTGCGCAGCCGCTTGATCAGCAATTCGTCGTTCACAGTGATCGCATATATCTTGTTGTTTGCAAGGTCTTTTGCGCCCCTATCGATCAGAACCACTGCAGCATCTGGGATGGTTGGCTCCATGCTCTGACCGGCCGCGTAAATGATGATGGCATTGTCTTCCCTGACTCCTTCCATCTGCAGGAAATCTCGACGGAAGGCTAGACGCCCTTTATCGCTCTCCAGAAATACAAGGCGTCCTCGACCGGCTGAGGCTTTCACATCAAGTCTGCGCAGCATCACAATGTCATCGCCAGCCCCATCTAGCATTCCTGGAGTGAGCAACTGACTCACGGACATCCCGAGTCCTCTAGCTATCTCCTCGATTTTCTCCAGCCCGGGTTTGCTGTGGCGGGTGAGGATGCGATTCATTGTTCGCTGGTGGAGGCCGCAAGCACGGGCAAGCGCCGATTCGTTCCCTTCGTAGGAACGCTCCTTAAGCGCCTCCAAGTTCTCAATCAGGATGTCAACAGCATTTTCCATAGGCGGCAATCGTAGCCGCCATGCCAAGACGTTTGTGTCTTGCAATCTAGTCTCCGATGTCTTACTCTGATAAGACGAATACGTCTTGACCGGGCTTGGGAGCCACAGATGGAAGAAGCGGTTGTTGATGATCTCGCGGCGGTGCGCGCCTGGTTGCAGGACAACAAGGGCCGATGGGTGCGCCTTTCTCGCGCGATGGATCTCAGTTCCAAAACGCTGTCGCGTATTGCGAATGGCGAGGTGTCCGACGTCTCCCTCAAGACGTATCGAAAGCTTGAGCGGGCGATGAACACGCGCTAGGCGCTGGATGTGTTGGGCATGCGTAGTCATGCCTCTTTTTTCGGCCAAAAGTGACCGTCAACGCTAGGCAACCTGCAGCAACTATTCGCAAACCGAGGATGCAATGCAACGAGAGATGACGTTCTTTGGTGAGGTCCGATCTATGCAGAACGCTCCCGACGAGTTGGTGAAGCGATGCCGCCACGGCCTAGATGCCATTCGCCTGTGCATCCAGCTTTCTGGCCATTCGCACGAATTCATCTGCGAACAGTTGCGCATCAACAAAGGGCATTTCAGCCGAATCATGCAAGGCAAAGCCTGGTTCCCAGATACCAAGCGCACCGATCTGATGTCCTTGTGCGGCAACCGCGCACCGGCCCAGTTCGATGCCTTGATGACGGGCTGCGAATTGGTGGAGCTTTCCAAGGAAGCCCGCATCCGCGAGCTTGAGAAGCAACTTGCCGAAGCGAGGGCCGCATGAAACAACGTTCAACTCAATACGCGCGCCTCATCGCCGCGCTACGCCGCAAGGCACACACCACGATGGAACTGATCGATGCAGCCGGCACGGTCTGCCCCTGGAAACGCCTCAAGGAAGCGATCCAGTACGGCTATGTGCGCCCGGGCGAAACGGTCGTGGAAGGAACTCGGTGCGTCAATGGCAAGACGCTCAAGACTTGGCGAATCGTGAAGGCTTGATATGAAACGCGACCTATTCAATCCCAAGCCTGAGATCCATGAAAAGCAGGATGCAATAGCCAGGAACATCGGCAAGCTCAAGACAAAGGACGCCAAGAAGGCACAGGCGCACATCTTGTGCCGCTCGCTGGTGGCGATGATGAAGGTGAGGGGCTCGCGGTAATGGCTGGCGACTGGATCAAGATGCGCACGGACCTCTTCACGCACCCGAAGGTTGTCCGCATTTCGTCCGCATTGAATGCGGACAGACTTCGGACAGTTGGCGGACTTATGTCCGTGTGGTGTCTGTTCGATGCGCATTCATTCGACGGGCAACTTGAGGGTTACACCTTCGAGACTGTTGACGATCTGATCGGCTGGAAAGGATTTGCTGCAGCGATGAACAAGGTCGGTTGGCTTGATGAAAGCCATGAAGGTCTTGCGCTGCCTAGGTTTGACACGCACAACGGCACTTCTGCCAAGCGGCGAGCGCAAGAAACTGGCCGCAAAAGAGAAGCCCGCTCGTCCGCATCTGATGCGGACAAAAAGCGGACCAGAGAAGAGAAGAGAAGAGAAGAAGAAAAAGAACCCCCCAACCCCCCATCGCCTACCGGCGATGAGGGGGCCGAGGTCAAAGTCGAGAAAACATCCAAGCGGGAACGTAAGCCGCGCACCGCACTGAAGACCTTCCTTGCTGCCTGCCGGGCAAACGGGGTGAAGCCAGTGACGACGTATGCGCCGCTCATGGAGTACGTGGAAGGTGTTGGCCTGCCGGCCGATTTTCTCGAACTGGCGTGGGATGTGTTCTGCCACGAACACCTTGACGGCGGCACCAATGCGGCCACGCTGCAAGCCGATTGGCAGCGGCATTTCACGAACTACGTGTCCAAGGGGTACTACCGCTTGTGGGTCTGCAAGCCCGATGGTTCGTTCGAACTGACGAGTGTCGGGCAGCAGGCCAAGCAATTTCACAACCGGAGGGCAGCGTGACGGCGCGTGACGACTTTGTTGTGCCGCAAAGTATCGAGGCTGAGCAGTCGATTCTGGGGGCCTTGCTGCTGGACAACGATGCTATTGACCGCGTGGACGGCCTGGGCCGGGAGCACTTCTACCGCGCCGACCATGCCGCGATTTTCGGCGTGATCTGCGAACTCATCAGTGCCGGGCAGCCGGCGGACGTGGTGACGGTCTACGAGCGCTTTGCGGCCAAGGGTGATGCCGAGCATGTCGGTGGCTTGACCTACCTGAATGCGCTTGCGCAGAACACGCCGAGCGCTGCCAACATCCATCGCTATGCCGCCGCAGTGCGCGATAGGGCTGTCAAACGCCAGCTTCTGACGCTGGCCGCAGACGTGCCGGAAATGGTCATCGGCGCGGAAGAGGCCCGGATTGTGGTTGACCGCATCCAGTCCAAGTTGGAGGGGTTGGCGCAGGAGCGCGTCAAGAGCGAGCCGGTCAAGGCCAGCGATGACCTTGGCAACTACTTCGACCAGCTTCAAGCTGAGGCCGAAGGTAAGGTCAAGGCGATCTCCACCAGTTTCCGTGACCTGGACGACAAGCTGGGTGGCGGCATGCGCGGTGGCGAACTTCTGATCGTTGCTGGCCGGCCCGCGATGGGCAAAACGGCTTTCGTACTGAACATCTGCAACAACGTGGCCCGCGATTACTCCGCGCTGGTGCTGTCGATGGAGATGCCGAAGGCGCAGCTTCATCAGCGCAACATCGCCATGCTCGGCAAGGTGCAGCTTCGCCGGCTGCGTGTGCCGGAACTCATGACCAATGATGATTGGAGTTCGCTCACGGCGGCCACGGCGAAGATCTCCGATCTCAACCTTTACTTGGACGATCAGCCGGCGCTCACGCTGCTGGAGGTCCGCAGCAAGGCCCGCATCGTCAAACGCAAGCACGGGCTGAATCTGCTGGTGGTCGATTACTTGGGCCTGATGACTGGCGGCCCTAGCGAGAACCGCAACCAGGAAGTCGGCAGCTATTCGCGCGGCCTGAAGGCGCTGGCCAAGGAACTGGACATCCCGATCATCGCGCTCGCGCAGCTCAACCGTGGGCTGGAAAACCGGGCCGACAAACGTCCGAGCATGGC